TGCTACCTGAGGATCCACTGCTACCTGAGGATCCACTGCTACCTGAGGATCCACTAGATGTGCTGGTGGTAGTTGTGGTGCTAGTAGTTGTAGTTGTAGTTGTAGTAGGTGTTACTGTAGCTGCTGCTTCGACTGTCCCAGCAGAAGAAACTTGAAGTGCTATGGTAGGACCATAGTCAAATGACGTAACTGCCTGACCCAATGCAGAGGGAATACCGCTCTGAGTTCTATAACTCTTTCTATTGACATATGGACTGGTCGAAGAGTTAGGAGATCTCTTATTGCCTTCCAAATCAATCTCGGGGTGTTGATCGTAAGCAACAACAGATTCAAACTTGTCAACGAGTGTTTCGACTAGACCAGGACTGATCAAAGAGATCAATCTCTTTTGCTCGTTTAGGTATGTCTCATGCTCAGCAATAGACACTTGGTAGATGGAGTCCAATTTACTTAAGATGTCTCCATTAGGCAACGTAACTCGATAGTCTGCGGTTACCTCTATACCTTTCCGCACAAAGATAGTGCCATCATCAAGTTTAACTTCGTTTGTTTCCCAGTGATGAATTGCATCTGGGTTATCGTAAGTTTCTTCGATGTAGTTATTCAAATCTGTAGTGCTTTTTGGCCATTGAGTGTAAGGATCAATGATATTATTGACCATCAAAACTACCCAATCTAGATTTGGATCACCATAAACTTTATTTGCCAACTCATCTGGACGCATATTGTCAGTGATGTAGAAGGTTTCAAAAGCAGTAATATATTTTTCAATAATTGGATCTAGATATCCACGACGAAACATATTCTTGATCAGTCTATAACCAAGACGCCCGTCAGATTCCTCTTGCCCAACATAAACATCGGGAAGGTATGAAAAATATTGTGCCATTAGTATCCTTTGAGTGAGTCTGCTTGTGTAAGAATCTTGGTTTCAGCGAAGTCCATACTAATTTCAACGGCAGGGACCATCAATTGATCCATTGCACCAGTATTATCTATTGTGTATGGATCTTGAAGGAAGTCCTTAAAAGAAACATACTGTCCATCAGGAGTGTAGTTTACACTGATGTTTGTGCAAACGCAGGGTTGAAACTTGTAGTGTGGAAGTTTAGAGATAGTAGAAGATGCAGGATCAAGTCTGACAAATTCAAGTTGGAATCTATCTGGAATTTGTAGGTAGGCACCTTGTGCATTGAAACTACTCAGGTCAACAACACCACTGTTACCATCATCAGTTGCGGTTGTGCTTTGGTTAGAATTGTTTTCTCCATTTCCACTCAAAGCACTCTTTGCTGCATTGAGTAGATTTTCAACCTCTTGCATGTCAGCATTACCATAGATGGGAAGCACACCAGTCTTCAGGTATCTAATGATACTCATGATCTCCACTGCTTCCGATTTGTTTCTCGCAAACATTTTGAATGAGAATGAATGCGATCTAAAACCAACACCAGTAAACACCTGCTCGGTGAATGGGTTCATGATACGTCCAGAAGATAGTGCCTGGAGAGTGTTTGCATCACCAGCACCACCTGCCATTCCACCTGTAGCACTGTTGATTAGGTTTGCACCTTGCTTATAAGCAAATTCTGGTAGCGCAGCAGCAGCGGCGGACTTAAGTTGTTGTCCGATTCTATCTGCATCCATTGCTCTGCCTTGTGCAGCACCACCAATCTGACCAACCAGTTGTGTAGCAGCGACACCAACAGCACCCATGCTAGCTGTGCTATAATTAGCACTGTATCCCGTCGAAAGTGATGGGGGCATGGCAAGGTAACACACCGTTTTGTTGAGCACTCTTGCAACTTCGTTGCCAGGTAGATTCTCTCCACCATAACCACCGCTCGATTCTGCCTCGAAGTTAATTCTATAACGTTGTATCTTGAGATAATCCACTCTCCCAGTAGGAGCCTCAGGACCATTCAGATAATCACCTGATACTGGCACCTTCGTGGGATATTTAAGGACTGACTCTGCCACGCTAAATACTTACAGTACTATACAATGTCTATTTATGAGGTATCAAGGACGTTACACTCCAAGTTTCCCTCGTAAGTATAAAGGTGATCCCAAAAACATAATTTATAGATCCTCTTGGGAGTATAAATTTATGAAGTGGTGTGATCTCACACCCTCTGTAGAAGAGTGGGGTAGCGAGGAAATCATTATCCCATACATCTCTCCTGTTGATGGTAAAAGACATCGATATTTCCCTGACTTTTATGTCAAGGTTGGGAAGAAGAAATATCTAGTCGAAGTGAAACCGTTGAGGCAAACCAAAGAACCTAAGACACAAAAACGAGTGACTAAAAAATATATTAACGAAGTCGTTACATGGAGTGTCAATCAGGCAAAGTGGAAAGCAGCAACAGAATTCTGCAAGGATAACAATTGGGAATTCATGCTCATCACTGAGAAGGAATTAAAGATCTAATGTCACTCAATCTTTCAACAAGAAGAAATGGAGCTCCAAGGACAAGACTGTCTGAGTTTCAAGCATTTTTTAAGGGTAATGATAATCACCCAAGTTATGCTAACCGATGGTCTGTAGGATTCTCCACGCCAAATATTTTGCGAGGTGGTAAGTATTTCCTTACCAATAAGTTTGACCTGGGTGAGCCTGTTTACAACAGAAATCTGTTGAATTATTATGCAGACAATGTAAACCTACCTAGTAAGCAGGTTACAACTGGTAGTATTACCAACGTTGGATCTTCTTATAACTACGCAACGTCATCTACATTCAGTCAAATCAGCATGGACTTTATCATGCCGAGAAGTCACAAGACTAGAATGTTATTTGAAAGATGGATCAGCATTATGTCTAGTGATGCTAATCAATTTACAGATTATTATGATGACTATGTTTGTCCTAACATGTATATCTTCAAGTGGGAGAGAGGTGGAGGTCCTGAATTTAAAATTCCAGACTTCTTCAAAAAAATCTTGAGACAACTTGGAGTTGATGAGAAAGACATCACCAAGTATAAAGATGATCAACTAGTTGGCATCTATGACATTCGCAATGTCTTCCCATATAATATCGGGTCTGCTTCACTGACTAATGCTTCTGCATCTCTACTAACTTTTAACGTAGGTTTCTACTACGAGAGATATAGATTCTTTGGCGCAGATAAATTTGATGATCAGGGTGGAGCATACTCCACTGTCTCTGGTCAGTCTGAGCTTTCGGATGTTGAGTTTGCTAAGTCAGAAGCAAGGGATGAATCCACCACAACATAAGCACCTAAATAAAATTACTGATGTGAATTTCTATGGCATTACCTAAGTTAAATGTACCACAATATACATGTAAACTTCCATCTAGCGGCAAGGCTATTAAGTTTAGACCTTTCCTTGTAAAGGAAGAAAAACTTCTCTTCCTGGCTATGGAGTCGGGTGAGAACCAAGATATGATCGATGCTATCACTCGCATCATTGTTGACTGCACAAACCTTACTCACACTAGGGATCTAACTACCTTTGATATTGAGTATCTTTTCCTGCAAATCAGGACAAGATCTGTTGGTGAATCTGTTGATGTGACAGTCACCTGTCCTGATGATGGAATTACTGAAGTCAAAGCATCTGTTGAGTTGGATGCAATCGAAGTCAAGACTGACCCCAAACACACTAGGGAGTTGAAACTGACGGATGATTTGGTCCTTACTATGAAGTATCCAAGCATGGATCAATTTGTCAAGATGAATTTCGGTGATGAAGAAGGCACTTCTATGATCGATCAGGTTATGGAACTTGCCAAAGGATGTGCAGATACTATTTCTGATGCAAATCAAGTGTATCAGTGTAAGGATGCAACTAAGAAGGAATTGAATAGTTTCTTTGAGGACATGAATAGTGCTCAGTTTAAACTGATTCAGGAATTCTTTGAGACAATGCCTAAATTGTCACATACAATGAAGGTCACTAATCCTAATACTGGTGTAGAAAATACTATTGTCCTTGAAGGACTAGCTGCTTTTTTCGCGTAGCCCTTCTCCATAATAATCTTCGGAATTATTATGAGTCTAATTTTGCTTTGATGCATCACCACAAGTGGCCCATGGATTACATAGATAATCTCATACCATTTGAGAAAGAAATCTATGTCACCCTTCTCATCAAATACTTGAAAGAAGAAGAGAGACGTTTAAAGGAGCAGCAACACTAGTGGCGAAAATCAAACCATATAAGTTAGTAAATACAGGGGCGTTAGAGAAGTCTGCGTTTACAACTGTACGTGCATTTGCTGCTCCTATTAAGGCAATCAATGGTATCGGCACTACGATGGAAGGTATTGGTGGTGTCATCAATGACATCACCTCTATCAACAAAGCAACTGTTGCTGCTTACCAAAATATTCAGCAAGATAAGAGAAGACAATTAAGACTACAGAGAGATGCTGCTGCTGAAGCAAGACAAGAGAAAGCAACGTCTAAACTGAAGAAGTCTGGTAAGAATAGAGGCAAGAGGAAACTCAAGAAGTTGGGTCTTCTCGATATCATCCTAAAGAAATTTAAGGATGGACTCATGCAGGTCTTTGCACCCATCCTAGGACCCTTGGCTGGGTGGTTTGGTATGATCGTTGGCGTCTTAGCGGCGCGAGGAGTATTTGATATACTTACTGACGAGGAGAAGAGAGAGAAATTCTTAGAGACATTTGAGAAGGCTAAGTGTGTCTTTGGGAAGATCTTTAACTTCGTTAAAGGCAGTGTGATGAAGGTCTGGGAGGGTTGGCAGAAGCTAACTGGATCAGATTCTGGTCTCATTGAGAGGATCACTGGACTAGGAGAAATCCTTACTGGTGTTGCTGGATTGTTGCTGGTATTCAATCCGTTTGCTTTGTTTGGTGGCATCCTGGATGCTCTCTTCCCAGATGATGATAAGAAGAAAAAGAAAAAGAAACCAGACGAACCAGACGCATCTAAAAAGAAGGGCACTGATGTTGATGCTGACGGTAAACCTAAGAAACCAACGACAGGTGCAGATGATCTAGTTGATGATGCCCTTGAGTTAGGTCCTGACGGCAAACCAAAGACGCCTACACCACCTACAGAACCTCCGAAGAAGAGGGGTGGTATTTTTGGTTTCCTCGACGAGCAAGTAGAGAAGGCTAAGAGACTAAAAGATGATCTTGCCAAGAGAGCAGAAAGTGCTTTTGGTGTTGTTGGTGACTGGGCAAAGAAACAATACGCCAATCTTTCTGAAGCAGCAAGAAAGAGATGGGAGGACATGGTTGGTCTCAGCAAGAAACTTGTTGAGAAATCAAAAGCAATTGGTAGTGCTGTTGCTAGTAAGGTTGGTGATGCTAAGAAATTCATCACCGATGGTGTATCTTCACTGACTGCTAAGGCAAAACAGGTTGTCATGGATAAGATCCTGCAACCTTTGGGCAAAATGTTTGAGCCCATACAGAAGCAGTTAAAAGGAATGGCAAACAAGGTCATGGGACCTCTGTTTGAAACACCAATTGGAAAGAAAGTTTTAGAAGCACTGAAGAAGAAAGGTATCAATGGTGCTGGTGACTTTGCAGGTATTGCCAAGCGAGTAGGTGGTAAGGCACTGCCTGTCATTGGCGGTCTGGTAAACATGTTGTTTGCCTACGACAGATTTGCTAATGAAGATCCCTTTGGTGGATTGTTGGAAGCACTATCTGCTGGTTTTGACTTGGCAGGTCTATTCCCTGGTGGTCAGTTTGGACCTCCAGTCTCTATGGGTATTGATGCATATTTGTTTGCTAGAGATCTAGTCCCAGGTGTGCAGGAATTTGAAGAAGCGATGATCAATAAGATTCCTGGCGCATCACAACTGGGTGATACAATGAAGTCCTTTGGTAAGAAGTTGCCAAACCTAGGACAACTCATTGGTATGTTGGGCGGCAAACCCCCTGAGGGTATGGGACTGGAAGATGGTGAGGGTGATCCTCTGGATCTTGAATCTGGTGATGGGAATACCATCTCGGCAGATGCGATGGCAATGGTTGATGAGTATGCAGCAGGTGGTCCTATTGCATCTCTTTATGCTGGTCACGCAGACATGAAGAAGTCTGATCCTTCTGGTGCATTCGGCACTGCTGGTGGTAGGATTGTTGGTGGTAAATACTCCTCTGGTCTGGACGGTCAACCTGGAGGATTTGTACCTGCTGCTAAGCAAGAGGGATACCTTAGTAACGAGGCATACTTTAACGATAAGATTGCACAGAGAGCAGCTGCAAAGTCTGGTGGTCTTGCTGTCTACAGAAAACCAGTTAGGACTTCATCAGGCAGCGATCCTAAGGGCAACTGGAAGAGAGGTAAGGCAGACGCTGCTAGAGGCATGACCTCTATTGAAATTCACCAGGATGCTCCCTCTAGTATGGGTATGGCAGGCACCATGGGTGTCGGTCCTGGTATGCAGGCAAGAGGTGCTAAGAATTCAATCCTGAAAGCAATCAATAGTTCTTTTGGTATTCACCGTGCTCAAAGAGGACTGGGTTTTGTTGGTAGCAACTATAAGCAGACACTGCTAGAGATTGCACCTTTGGATATGAAGTATCTGAAGGCACCTACACAATTCATTGAGTCGAAGTCAACTCAACTTGCTAATGCTATCAAGGCAGGTGCTAAGGGATACGACAGCAAGGTCAGTGCTGTAGAGGAAGCAGACCTATCTGGGGGTGATTCTCCTGGATCGGGTGATTATACTGGTGACTCTGGATCACTGAGTGCAGACGAGACTTCCACTTCCACTCCTGGTGGTGGAATGCTGGGAGGATTGATGAATCCCATGGATGCATTGAAGGGTCTTGCTGGAAAGTTTGGTATTGATATGACTGGTAGTAATGATCCTTTCACTAAAAAAGCAGAGGTAAAATCTGATGCCGATTCACAACTAAACCTAGATGAGATCTTCGGCACGTCAGTCAATGCCGATGGTAAGTATGCATTTGACATGGGTTTAAACATCGATCTAAAGAGTAAGATGGACTATGACAACTCGACTCAAATTGTATTCGTAGAGAAACCTGTTGCATATACCCTAAATACTGCTATACCACAAACTACAGAGTTTAAATTCGGTACAACCTCTTCCCTTTTAAGTAAGTAATGGCGCGTCCAAAGAAGAATTCAAAGATTGATTTTTATAAGATCACAACTCTGCCCGTTGTTGAAAAGGTGGGCAGGGGAAAGGATGCGAAGAAGAATGTAAAATTACAAGAAGGACTTAAACTCACTACTATTT